GATGGCGCACAAGCAATGGCAATGTTTAGAAGCGGTGACTTGCTAAACCATTTATTGACAACCTTTGGGTTGTTGCTCGCTGATTTATAGCCTTGCTTTGCTATTGGAAAGAATGGCGTTTTCTGTTGCGGGTAGCAAGGCATCACATACCAACCGCGTTCGGCAAAGGCAGTTGAATTTCGGCAGTTGTCATTTGATGAACTCCTTTAAGAAGTCATTGATGGCTTCTGAAACTGTCTTGCCTTCTGACTTTGCCTTCGCCTGCGCCCTTCGCCACAACTGCTCTGAAACTCTAATCGAACGAATCTTTTTCATTTAAGCACCGACCTTTTGGCACAAATGCCAATCTAAGTTTGCTATATCCCATTCACTGCTCATCTCATAATATCTGCCACAATTTTCACAAATAGCAGTCACAATTCCTGATTCTGATTTGAACCACCTCATTAGGCACCAACCTTCTGATTGCGGTGCATCCGATAATTGATAGCAACTGCGCCACTAGCAAGTTCTTCATCAATTTTATTAACAACCATTGTTAGGTTATATGGAAAAGTATTGCCACCACCATTTGCACCTTCATAGCGATAACTGAAACCTGAGTTATCTGAGCGCCTTGTTATTGAGATTCCGCGATAGTCATAACCATAAGCGGTCTTGATAAGTTGCGCTCTCTGATCCTTTGTCATTATTTTGCCTCCCCTTTAAGTTCTGCAATCATTTCTTCATATTGAGCAAATGTAATTTGTTGTTTTAGAAACATTGTGCTGATTGTATTGATTTGATTAAAAAATTCATCATAAGTCATACCAAGTTCAAAGGCTCTTGCCTTATCGTTTTGAGTTTTTTTAATTTGTTTATTTGTTCGTGTGTCCAAACCTGCAATTGACTTGCGGTTTGGTTGCTTAGCATCTTGTGCCATTTTCTTCTTCCGTTTCTTGGAGCTACTACCTTTCACTCCAATACCCATAAAATAGCCTATGTGTGGGCGTTTGTCCATACGCTACTAATAGACCCCTTCGGCGTGTCGGACTAGGATGTCAGCCCTTCCCCTCATACTTAGGGCAACACGAAAGGGGAATTATGCAATACGCACTATTCGGCGGTCTGATGGCCGTTCTAGGGCTTCTGTGGGCTATTTTAGCCCTCCACGATGACCCATTGAGAGAAGGTATCAGACAGGCGCAGGCGTGGTCTAAAAGCCAAAACAGGCTCAGGAAGGTGCTTTCTGAATGAACCTATTTTCAGTCCACAACGCCTCTGATGGCTCATTTGTTGTCTATTTAGAAGAACAGGATGCCAACCTAGACCTCTTAGAAGATGTCGTAGGTCAGGTGCCTTTATTGGCTTTATCTCGCTTGGCAGAGCATTCTCGCCTAGAAGTCATCAATCAACCTGAAGCTGCAAGGCTTCTTGATAAGGTGCGCCAGCAATTGCCTGATGTCACAGTCAAGGTTGCGCAGATAAATGAGGATGAGGCGTTGGCCTTGGCCGAGGCTCTTATCGATTCAGTGAAGTTTGCCCGCGCCATTGCCGGTCGCCCGATGAAACTTGAGTTGGTTAAATAATGGCTAATCCCAATGGTCGCAAAGGCGCTGCATTTGAAATTGGAGTTCTCAAGTGGTTGCGATCTCGCGGTGTCAATGCAGAGCGTTTGCGATTATCGGGTAGCAGAGATGAAGGCGACATAGTTGCCATCATCGCAGGCAAGAGCTATGTCCTTGAATTAAAGAATCGCAAATCCATCTCATTGCCAACCTTTTGGGATGAGGCTGTGGCTGAAGCGAAGAATTTTGCTAAGGCGCGGGGCCTGAGCCAAACCCCACCGGCATTTGTTGTTGTGAAGAGAAGAAATGCATCCATTGAGAAAGCCTTTGTCATTCAAGACTTTGAGTCTTGGTTAGGTGAAAGGCAATAGTGAATGCTCTCCAACACTTCTATCCTGCGCTCCCACTTCTTCCCGAAGCGAGTTGCAAAGGCATTATCAACCCAAACTTATTTTTTCCTGAATCAAAAGAACAAGAGGCAAAGTGCCTCCCAATCGTGCGCACAATTTGCGCAGGTTGTCCTGAACGAAAGGAGTGCTTGGACTACGCGCTCAAGGAACAGATACCTCACGGAATTTGGGCAGGCACCACGCCTGCACAGCGAGGATTTGGGCAAGGATTTAAGAATAGGAAAACAGGGCGAGTCAATCGCGCTAGTGCCATCCGATCCTTGCATTCTTTTGGGCGAACACCCAAAGAAATCGCAGCTACTATGAAAATCGAATTGAGTTATGTCACTCAGGTTCTCAAGAGAAGCGCGAAATTAGAAGGAGAATCCCAATTACTCAAAGAAGAAAAACACTCAGGGGAATCATCATCATCATCGGAGTCAGCGCAATGACCTCAATGTTTGTCAACGCAGCGTTTGCGCCTCAGCCGGCAATTCCTGCCAGCATTATTTACAAAGAAAGACCTATTTTGAAGCAGGTTGAAGCTAAGCAATTGGCAAAGAAACTGCTTACAAAGAAAGAATTTTCTTGCCTAACAAAATTGCTAGGTAAGGAAAGCGCCTGGAAAGCAGAGGCGAAAAACCCTACTTCAAGCGCAAAGGGCATCGGACAACTTCTTGATGCCACCTATCGCAACCTTGGAATGAAACATTCTGAGGCATCAGTTGCCCAACTTGTGGCAACTCTCGCCTATATCCACAGGCGACACTTGACCCCTTGCAATGCTTGGGATCATTTCAAAAAGAAAAATTACTACTAAAAAAGGTCGGGGTTATGTCAATGGAGTTAGAGAAGGGCGTGGTTGACTTTGACGAGAACATCGCAATGTGGCTCGAACAATACCGCCACGCCCTTGCCAAGATAAAAGAATGGGAAGAAGTTGCTGATGTAGCTCGCTCCCACATAGAGGCATCGTTAGGTGATAATGAAATTGGTCTTTACAGAGGCCGAGAAGTAGTCAGATACACCTCAGTGACCTCAACGCGCTTTGACACCAAACGCGCCAAGGAAATCTTGCCACCACAGGTGCTTGATCTCCTGCAAGTCCAAAGCAGTCATCGCAGATTCACTCTTGTTAACCAGGATGAAGAATGAGCATTCCTTATCTAAATCCTGTTGAGCCAATTGTTCCGATTATTCCGGACTATGACGATGAAGAAGAAGAGGATGATTGATGACTTTCACATCACCAGTTTCGGCTGCTAAATCTCTCGGCCAAGGTTTGTCTGAGATAATTACGCAGGCAGGAATTTGGACTCCAAGAGCTAAACAAGTTGTCATCGGGCCAAGTGAAATTGGCCACGACTGCACAAGGCGACTTGCCTATAAGCTCTTGGATTGGGAAAAGACAAACGAAATGGGTTCATCCAATTGGAGCGCCCAAGTGGGCAGCGCAATTCATAAATATCTTGCAGATGTTTTTGCAAGAATTGAAGGCTATGAAGTTGAGCAGAGAGTCATCATCCGTGGCAATTTAAGCGGAACAATTGATCTCTATGACAGCTTTCGTGGCATCGTTATAGATTGGAAAACTACAAGTCCTGCCGCAATGGAGCGCAAGCGCCGTGAAGGTAAGAACGAGCAATATCACACACAGATTCAACTCTATGGCTATGGTAAGGCGCAGACAGGAGCGCCTGTCAATCAGGTCGCTCTTGTCTATCTGCCAACAAGCGGTGGCATAGATGAGATGCACATAGAACTTTATGATTATGACGAGTCAGTTGCCTTGAAAGGTCTTGAGCGAATGGACAACATTCAGGCGCTCTTGGCACAAATTGATGTTGAAAACAACCCGCAGATGTGGGAGAAGATTCCAGCAAAGGCAAACCGACTCTGCAACTATTGTCCTTACTTTTTACCTTACTCAAAAGACCTCTCGAAAGGATGCTTCGGTGAAACCGCGACTCGTAATTAGTCCAATGAAGCATTGGGAAGCAAGAATCCTCAACTCTGTCGCTTGGCTAATTGGTATGCGCGGTGGCTCTGTTGGCTATTGCTGGATTGAAACAACTGAAGAAGCTGATGAAAACGACATTGAAGTCACAATCAATGACATAGTAAAAAATGATGAAGAAAATGAAATGAACAAACAAACAGAAAAGGAGTCGGGGGAATGACCTTCGCATCACCAGGATCACAAAGCGAGTCAGTGAAAGTGGCAGACCTTGCCAATCACTTGCTCATCATCACGCCTACTGAATACAAGACAGGGATTCAAACTGTTCACGGCATAGCCGAGGCAGTCGAAGTCAATGTCTATGACCTTGATACAAACACAGAATATAGTTCTTTGCTTTGGTTCAATGTCGCCCTACGCAATTCGCTAAAGACCAAAATCGGTCACAAAGTATTGGCTCGCATAGGCCAAGGCACTGCCAAACATGGCAAGAGTGCGCCTTGGATTCTGCTTGATGCCACAACAGATGCACAAGCATTGACAAAGGCAAATGCCTATCTTTCATCAGGGGCTAAGCCCGCGCCGGTGGCAACGCCTGTGCCTGCGCCTGTGCCTGCGGGATTAGAAGGTTTATCACCTGAAGTCGCAGCTCTACTTGCTCAATTAGGAGCAAAGCCTTAAAGACTTTGAATCAGGCGGTTTTCCTTCCGTCACCGCCTGATGTCATAGGTTGTCGGTGCAACCTTTCCACCGATAACCACCGCAGGGCTTGGGAGCGATGAGATACGGGGTCATTCATCGGCAGGTTCGATTCCTGCCACTGCACTCGATTAACAAGTAAGGGGAGAAATGTCATATCAAATACATCACGGCGATAATCGTGAGATGCTTAAGAACTTCGCTGATAACAGCATTGACTCTGTCGTCACTGACCCGCCATATGAGCTTGGCTTTATGGGCAAGAGTTGGGATGCAACAGGTGTTGCCTACTCTGTTGAGTTATGGCAAGAAGTGATGCGGGTGTTAAAGCCTGGCGGTCACTTGCTCGCCTTCTCAGGCTCTCGCACTTATCACCGAATGGCAGTTGCCATTGAGGATGCAGGCTTTGAAATTCGCGATCAGATAATGTGGATCTATGGCAGTGGGTTTCCGAAGTCGCACGATGTAAGCAAGGGGATTGATAAAAGCGCAGGTGCGGAACGCGAAGTTGTTGGTGAAACAATTAAAGGCGCACAAACTGAATCAACTGGCCGTTATGGCGCTTGGGGCGATGGCATAACACCAACCGCCCCCGCCACCGCCGAGGCGAAGCAATGGCAGGGCTGGGGCACGGCGCTAAAGCCAGCGCACGAACCCATCGTTGTCGCCCGCAAGCCTCTCATCGGCACTGTCGCCGCCAATGTGCTGACCTATGGCACCGGCGGGTTGAACATTGATGGCACGAGGGTTGGAACTGAAAAAATAACAACAAATGGCAAAGGTGCAATGAGTGGCGACACTCCAATAGTTCCGCAATCTAAAAATTTTATTGGTGAAACTCACACAGGCCGTTGGCCCGCCAATGTCATTCACGATGGCAGTGACGAGGTTGTGGAGTTGTTTCCTACAAACGCTGGTGGTGGTCATTGGGCAAAAACAAAAGTCACAGGATATGGCGAATTTGGTGGCGGAAAATCTGAGTATTTTGGTCAAGGTGAGAAAGATGGGAAAGGCAGCGCCGCACGCTTTTTCTACTGCGCCAAAGCAAGCAAGCGCGACCGCAATGAGGGGTTGGATGGGTTTGAAGTTAAAAGTGCATCTGAAATGGTTGAACGCAAACCTGATTCTGATGGTATGAAATCACCTCGCGCTGGTGCGGGTAGGACAAGCGGTGCGCAAAATCATCACCCAACAGTTAAACCAACAGACTTAATGCGCTATCTCTGCCGCCTGGTGACACCGCCTGGCGGAATCGTTCTTGATCCGTTTATGGGTAGCGGTAGCACTGGCAAGGCTGCGATGTATGAAGGGTTTGAGTTCATCGGAATTGAATTAACGGATGAATATCTGCCAATTGCTAAGACTCGCATTGAGTTCGCAATTGAAGAAATGAAAGGTCGGTTGCTTTAACTAATGACGGGGGAAAGATGAAAAGACAAATTCTAATAGGCGATGTCCTTGAGCAATTAAAGACACTGCCTGATGAGAGTATCCAAACAGTAGTGACTTCACCACCATATTGGGGGTTGCGCGATTATGGTTTAGATGAGCAGATAGGACACGAACCCACTCCGCAAGAATATGTGAATTCATTAGTAAAGGTTTTTGATGAGATACATCGAGTCCTCAAATCAACAGGCACACTATGGCTTAATTTAGGAGATAGTTATGCGAGTGTGCATACCGGCGGGCATAAATCAGCAAAAAGTTCGGTGGGTGCAAATCACGATGGAGCGCAAGAAATACGACAGCCAAAAGCATCGCCTAAGTCTTATGGCTTAAAAGATAAAGACCTTGTGGGCATACCTTGGCGAGTGGCATTTGCGCTACAAGAAAAAGGTTGGTATTTGCGCCAAGACATTATTTGGGCAAAGCCAAATGTGATGCCTGAATCTGTTAGGGATAGATGCACTAAAAGTCACGAATATCTTTTTCTTCTTACAAAATCTCAAAAGTATTATTATGACCATATTGCTATCAAAGAGCCTGTTTCAGAAGTATCTTTGAAAAGAGCTTTATCAGGTTGGAAAACAAACAGACCAAGTGCAAAAACTTCACCTCAAGGCATCAATGTTGAAGTAATGGGCAAGCGATTTGTAAATCCTGAAGGTCGAAATAAAAGAGATGTTTGGTTTATTCCGACCGCTTCATATAAGGGCGCTCATTTTGCGGTTATGCCAGAAAAACTGGTTGAACCTTGTATTTTGGCTGGCAGTCGTGAAAATGATTTAGTCCTTGACCCGTTTATGGGCAGTGGCACTGTCGGTGTTGTTGCCGAACGCCACAATCGTCATTTCGTTGGCATTGAGTTAAATCCTGAATATGTAAAACTTGCTCTTACTCGACTAGATGGCAAGGGGCCAACATTATGGGGATGAAAACAGACATACTACTGACAGCCTTAGAGTTTGCTAACCAAGGCATCTCAGTTGTGCCGGTGGCAACTGATGGCACCAAGCGCCCTGGCATTGCCTCTTGGAAGCAATATCAGGAAACTAGGCCGACAACGACAGAGTTGATGACTTGGTTTGCCGATGCTCAAGGCGTTGGTGTTATCTGTGGCAAAGTTTCAGGCAACTTAGAGATGTTAGAACTTGAAGGAAGAGCTGTCGCCGACAAGATGCACCTTGATTTGAAAGAGATGGCAGGCAACGCTGGCCTTGGCGAAGTATGGGATCGCATAAACAATGGTTATGTTGAGATGACTCCATCGGGTGGAATCCATTGGCTCTATCGCATTGACGGAGAAGTTCCTGGCAACACCAAGCTCGCAAGAAAGCCAGGAGAGAATGACCGAATCGATGTCCTAGCCGAAACAAGAGGCGAGGGAGGCTTTGTCATTGTCGCTCCGACAAATGGCACCTGCCACCCGTCAGGCGGAGCCTGGACAATGTTGGTCGGCTCGGCCAAGTC